AGAGGATAAGGAAGCCAAGATAACTCTTTGTAAATTTCTACGCCAAAATTTATATTTTACTACTTATTTGCTAACAGGTATTAAACTAGCGCCTTATCAAGAAATTACTTTGAAAGGAATGTTTAATAGAAATTTTAACATGTGCGTCTGGGGACGTGGTTGCTCAAAGTCTTTTATAGCAAGTGTTTATTGCGTATTGCAGTGCGTGTTTGAACCTAATACAAAAATTTTAATAGCTGGACCTACTTTTCGTACCGCAAGGGCCATTTTTAATAATATAGAAAAGATGTCCGAGACTAAAGGCGCAGAATTACTGATGCAGGCTTTTGGAGCCAAAAGCAAAAGAAATGATTTGTACGAATGGGACATTAACGGTGGGTCGATCAGGGCTATCCCTCTAAGCGGCGAAAAGATTCGCGGTTTTCGTGCCAACATTCTTGTGCTTGACGAGTTTTTGCTTCTCCCAGAAGAAATTATTAAAAATGTATTAATGCCATTCCTTGTCGCGCCTCAAGACATGAAAAGACGTATTGACGTACGCGAAATGGAAGACTTGCTGATCAAAGAAGGCAAAATAAAAGAAGAAGATAGAATGGTTTTTGTAAACAACTCGAAGATGATAGCTTTATCTTCCGCTAGTTATACTTTTGAAAATCTTTACAAAACCTACCAAGAGTGGATAACAAAAATTACTTCTCCAGAAAAAGAAGAGTCTAGCTATTTTGTTTCTCAGCTAGGATATGAGGCTCTACCAGAAGAGATGATAGATAAAACAATTATCGAAGAAGCTCAAGGCGGAGGATCGTCTCACTCGTCCTTCCTTAGAGAGTATTGTGCTCAATTTACTGACGGCTCAGATAGTTATTTTAGCGCAAAAAAAATGGAACTATGCACTCTCAAAGACGAGTACCCTCACACTTTAATAAAAGGAACTCCTGGTAAGAAGTATATCGTTGGTATAGACCCTAATATGAGCGACAGCCCAAATGCTGACTATTTTGCTATAGCAGTAATGGAGCTAGACGAAGATACTGGAGTTGGGATCCTTGTGCATACTTACGCTGGTCTTGGTAATTTAAATAATCATGTCAAATATTTTTCTTATATCATGACTTATTTTAATGTTGTTATGATAGTATGCGACAATGCTGGTGCAGATATATTTATTGACACATGTAATCAATCAGAGGTATTCAAAGCCGCAAAAATAAATATAAAAACTCTTAATTTCAATTCGGAAGCAGAAGGCCAAGATTATGAAATGGAATTAAGAAACGCTAAGTCTCAATATAATTTATCTGATCATAGGATAGCTTTTAATCAAGTATTTACATCTAACTTTATAAGAAAAGGTAATGAATATTTGCAGGCTTGCATAGATTACAAAAAAGTACTTTTTGCTTCTAGAGTTTGTTCTAATGATAAATTTTTTGACAATACAATCGGCATTGATCTCCCTAAAGATTTGATATTTACAGGAGATAAAACTGATTGGACTAGTTTAGATTTCATAGAAAATCAAGACGATTATATCTATCAAACTAAAAAACAATGCGCTTTAGTAGAATACACAACCACCTCTAGAGGAATGCAGAATTTTGATCTACCGCAGCATTTAAAAAGAGGATCTTCAACGACAAGAGCAAGAAAAGACAATTATTCTGCGTTTATGTTGGCGAATTGGGGGGTAAAAAACTATAACGAAATAATGAAACAAACTGTAGAAAATAATATATTTACATTTACTCCAGTAATGTTTTAGTGTAACTTTATAATAACATGGCTAATTTGATTAGAAGAAAACAGATAGATCAGCCAGAGTTTTCTGGATTTATCGTACAGGTAGGAGATAGTAATTATTATCCCTTATCTTCTAATCCAGTTGGATATGTTAATCAAGCGGCTCTAGACTCTGCGACAGGCACGCTAAATTCTATTGTGAATAGTGTTTCTGGAGATTTAAACACAAAAATACAAAATTCTGGAAACGCTGCAAACGGTTTCTCCAATGACATAAGTGGAGCTCTTTCGATTCGCCTTTCTAATACTGGAAATTCCTTGTTGGGAGAAATAAACTCTCTTAGCGGTTATATTGTTTCAGTAAGCGGAGCCTTGAATAGCACTATCCTTTCTGGTAGCGGAGCCGTTAGCACCAAGGTTGATGTCGCGAGTGGATTTTTGAAATCTTATACAGATACAGTTTCTGGATCACTTAATAATCAAATTGCAACTGGATCTAGCGCCGCGAATGTCGATAATATAGCTAGCGGAAATAATTTTAATTTCAGCGGCACAAAAACTTTTTTATCTCCGATAACTGCTCAAACAATAAATATTAGCGGGTCTACTAATCCAACTAGTATTTCTATTGTCGCTTCTTCTGGGGTTGTTTCTGTAGTTGGAAATGCTGGAACTTTTGTAAGTTATTACGAAACCGGAGCAAATGCTTCGCTATTCGCTGTGACTGACTCTAATGGCTTACCAATGATAGAGTTGCTTGATGACTATACTTTAATTTTAGGGCATTCGAGCAGACCGTCTGTTATTATAAGCGGATTGTCTGGATACGTTTTATTACCAAATTTGCCGACTCAAGCACAAACAGGAGGACTACCCGATGGTACTATTTTTAGGAGTGGAAAACATTTAATGATTTTATAACATGAGAAAGCCAAAGATTCAAGAAATCAAACCAATGATGACTGCTTATGCAGCTTCTGCCGACAATGCTCCCCTCAAGGTTCGCAGAAATATTGCTGGCGACATTGAGAGAACAGATAGGTTTTATAATATCGATTATGGCCTAGTACCGTTTAAGTATTCTAATAACGTACAAAATAAAAGCAGCCTTAACATTAGAGACGCTGTAATTCTGTGCCAAAAGGCTTATTATAATTTTTCTTCTTTTAGAAATGTTATTGATCTCATGACAGAGTTTTCTTCTAGTAAGATTTATTTTACTGGAGGCAACAAAAAGGCTAGAGATTTTTTGGAAGCTTTATTTAAAAAAATTAACATTGATAATTTTATAGACAAATTCTTCAGAGAGTATTATCGATCTGGTAATGTTTTTATTTACAGATTTGACTATAAAGTAGATGCTGAAGACATATCTAAAATAACTCAGGTGTTTGGGTCAGGCTCTATCTCTGCTGCTAGTAAATTAGAATTGCCATCTAAATACATGATTTTAAACCCGGCTGATATCCAATACGGGGGAAATATTTCATTTGTTGGTGGTAATTATTATAAAATTCTTACAGATTATGAGTTGCAAAGGCTACGCACTCCAACCACCGATGAAGATAGAGAAGTATTGAAAAGCTTAAGCGAAAGTAATAAACTAAACTTACAAAAGAAAAGCTTTTCTGGAGCTGGAGCTTACATTACAATTCCTTTAGATACAGAACGAGTATCTGCAGTCTTTTACAAAAAACAAGATTACGAACCTTTCTCTGTTCCCATGGGCTTCCCGGTATTGGAAGACATTAACTGGAAGCAGGAAATGAAAAAAATGGACATGGCGCTCACAAGAACAACTCAGCAAGCTGTTCTTTTGATTACTATGGGCTCTGAATTGAAAAGCGGCGCTTTAAATATTAATCAAAAAAATATTGAAGCAATGCAAACTCTTTTCCAGAACCAGTCAGTAGGGAAAGTTTTAGTTTCTGATTTTACTACTAAAGCTCAATTCATTATTCCGGATATCGCTAGCGTTCTTGATCCTAAAAAATATGAAGTAGTAAATACAGATATCCAGCAGGGTTTAAATAACATTTTAGTTGGAGAGGAAAAGTTTTCAAGCTCGAGCATCAAAACAAACATCTTTTTTCAAAGGCTGCAGCAAGGCAGGCAGGCTTTCTTAAATGACTTTATGATGCCAGAAGTAAAGAGGCTTTGCAAAAATTTAGGTTTCAAAAATTTTCCTACTCCTCATTTCCAAGAAATAGATATTCAAGACGATTCTGTTTGGAACAGGGTTTCCGCTCAGCTAGTACAGCTTGGCGTTTTGACTGCGGAGGAAGGCCTGCAAGCGATACAGACTGGAAGGCTGCCAGACCCAGAAGAATCTTTAGAGTCTCAAAGAAAATTCAAAGCGTTCAAAGACGAAGGATTATACGCTCCAGTTACTACGGGAGGGGCCGGGGCGGCCTCTTTTAATACTGGAAGACCTACTGGATCAAGTTCTCCTCAATCTAGTAAAAGTGTGTCTCCTGCTGGAGGAGGCAAAAAGACTCCAGCCATAGCTTCTTATTCAATGAAAGGAATATCTCAAACTTTTAAGGAATACGAAATACTTTGCGCTAAAGTAGAAGAGTTTCTCCGGAACAAACATAAGAAAAAATCTTTAAATAAAGATCAAAAAGCTATAGCAGAACAAATAGCTAAAAATATTGTAATTAATGAAGAAAAAATTAATTGGGATTATTCTATAAAAGCTTACACCGAAGGTGAAAAACAAGATGATCCAAACAAAATGATTAAGCTATTAGAGATAGCAGAAGAACACGGTATTGATATCTTTTCTGCGGCTTTACTAAATTTAAGTCAGGCTTTTAAAGAAAAAGTGTAATATTAAGTATATCGCGAAATGGATTTTGAAATGAAAAATAAAAATTTAGAAAAAACTCTTAATCAAAATGAGTTTTGCATCGATTTTCTCAATCAAAACGCCATAAACGAAATAAGGCACGAAGAAATGAGAGCAGATCGGTTCGAAATAGAAATAGAAGCTAAAAGGCCTGGACGCAAAGGGGCCGCTCAAACCCCAGCGGCACCATCAGAAAGAAAAAGTGGATCTTCTAAAAACAAGCCGGGCTCTGCTGGAGAAAAAGGTTCTGGAGCAATTGACTTTTCAGCTAAAGTCATAGAAGCTTTAAAAAATAAAGTCAAAGAGCATAATTCTAAGCATTCTAGAAAAATAAGCTTGTCTCAATTAAAAAAAGTTTATCGTAGAGGAGCCGGAGCATTTAGCACTAGCCATAGACCAGGTATGACACGAGGTCAATGGGCGATGGCAAGAGTAAACATGTTTTTAAGAATGATGAGCGGCGGTAAAGTTAAGGATTCTTACAGAAAAGCAGATCAAGATGTCGCAAGAGGTTCTGCCAATTTCATAGATGTGTCAGATTCTTGGGAACCAGAGGATCAAGACGTAGCTCAAGCAATGATTGACGTGGAATCTATCGGAGATTTCGATTTCGAAAACGCAGATGAACTTTATTTAGAGGACGATTCTGATTCTGTAAAATGGTACACAATTTAATTATGAATTTTGAATATACTTCGACATTTAGTTCTGTTCTAAGACCTTTGGTTTCAGAAGAGAAGGACAAGTATTTAGCATTAGCATCTTTAATGCAAGTCGGGAATTTTATTCCTAACATTGACACAGAGAAAAACGTAGATTTATTGCCTGTCGCTTTTAACGCTGCAGTCGTGAACAGAGTCAATAAAAATGGCGATGTCATAGACACTGACACTGCTATAGCTTCTTATAAAGATTTCATTAATAAACCAATCAATATCGAACACAATAGAGAAAGAATTGTTGGAGTAATTTTGACTGCTGGTTTTAGCGAGTTTGGATCAGACGCCTCGCTTTCAGAAGACCAGATTAAAGATTTTAAAAAACCGTTTAACATAACCCTCGGTGGTGTAATTTGGAAAATCTCTAACCCTGATCTCGCTAATAAGATCGAAGACTCTAGCGATGCCACTAGTGATAAATATCAATCAGTAAGCGCAAGCTGGGAGCTTGGCTTTAACGATTACAATGTCGTGATGATTGATGGAGAATCTAAAAACATAGAAGATGGATCTACTATTTCTGACGCAAGTGAAATTGAATCTATTAAAAATAACCTTAAAGCCTTCGGTGGGTCAGGCAAAGTAAATCAAAGAAAATTTGTTTATAGAAAAGTTATTGGTAATGTTGTTCCTTTAGGGGTGGGGTTAACTGAGACTCCTGCGGCTGACGTAAAGGGGATTGCAACAGTAAAATCAGAAGCTTCTATACAAATTAAAGAAGAAAATATTTCTAGTATTGATAATTTAAATGTAAATATAGATAACGATAATAAAGTTATGAAAATTCAAAGCGTCAAAGATATTACCGATGAGAGTTTGAAGCAAGCAACAGCTTCTCAAATCTCTGATCTTATTGAACAAGAGCTTAAAATAGCTTCTGAAAAGTATACCGCTGAAAAAGCCGTCGTTGAGCAGTCTTTAAAAGACGCTAATGAAAAATACAATACTTTATCAGTCGCCCAAGATTCTCTTCAGAAAGAAATCGCTGCTCTTAAGGCCTCGCTTGAGGCCGTCGAGTCCGAGAAAAAGGCTATTTTAGCTAACGAAAAATTCAACGAGAGAATGAACGCTTTTGATAGCGAATACGAACTAGACAGCGAAACTAGACAAGTTCTAGCTTCTGATATCGCTGGTCTTGATGACGATTCTTTTGCTGCTTATAAAAATAAGATGGCAGTATTCATGAAGAGCAAAAAGAAGAACGGCAAAGAGAAAGAGGAGCAGAAGGAAGACTCTAAGGAGTCTAAAGCTTCTGTAACTCAAATTGTAGAAGATGTCGCTGATAAAGCAGAAAAGCAAGTCGTTAATATTCCAATGACTTCTTCAGCTTCAGAAGACTCTTTCTTCAATAAATATAAACAAGCTTTTGACTATGATGGATTCATAGTTAGATAAAACAAAAAAACATTATAATAAAGGATAAAATATGGCTTACAAATTAAGACCTTTCAGAGATTATGATGAACACGATGTACTAAATCTGTTCTCATACGACACAACTGGTTTGAGCGCTGGTTCAATCAACATTACCAAGGGAAGCTTGGTTAAGATTGCTACTGGTTGGAAAAACTACGACTCAGGCGTTGACCTCGGCGGTGGAATAGAATTCATCGGAGGAGCCGGAACGCTGCAGCCCACTAACGTTGTTTCCCAACGTTATGGAGTAACCGCTAAGGTTGTAGTCAGTACTACTGGCGAAACCCCAATCGGCATGACACTTTTCGACGTTAGAGACGCCGATGAGAATGGCGAACTTCTCAAGTATTACCCCCGCAAGGCTGCTGAGATGCAAGCCGTAATTCCTGGACAAGCTGTCCCAGTAGTTACCCGTGGTGTTTTCTTGGTGCAAGGCGTTCTTGGATCTCCTTCTGCTGGTGGAACCGCTTACGCTGGTGGAACAGGGCAAATCACTTCTTCTACCGGCATCGGTGGAATTGCTAACGTAGCTATCGGTAAGTTCCTCGGAGCTGCTGATACAAACGGAGAAACCCTCGTTAAATTGGACCTATAATATAAAGGATTAACATGAGAATTA